GGGTGGTCGACGAGCGTGTTCATGATCGTGATGCCGTCGAACGCGTCACCGCCCGGCGAGTTGATGTGCAGGTCGATGTTCCCCACCGGGCCGAGCGCGTCGAGGTCCTCGGCGAACTGCGACGCGGTGACCGAGTCACCCCACCACGACTCGCCGATGTCCCCATAGATGCGGACGGTCGCGCGGTCGCCGGCCGCGGCCTGCACGTCGAACCACCGGCGCGGGCTGTTTCCCGGGGGCGCCGCGTTGAGCGCGACGTACCGGCGCTGTGCGTCGGACACGTCGCGCTCTATCTCGGCGATGTGGCGGAGATCAGGTCGTCGGAGCGGCATAGCGCCTCCCTGTGCTTGTGGGTGATGTTCGCATGGATCACTCGTCGTCCGCGTCGTCCGGCGGGTCCGCGTCATCGTCGTCGTCGTCGGTACCCGGCGCCGGCACTCCGGTAGCGCCGGCCGGCGTGCGCGGGTTGGGCAGCGGAGCCTTGGGCGGCAGACCGGTCGCCTGACGCACGAACGCGTCGAGCACCGGGTCGGGGAAGATGGCGCCGGCCTCGATCAGAGCCTTCACCGCGGCCACGATGGCGCCGGGAGCCTGCCCGATGGGGTCGAACACGATCTTTGGCGCCGGCTCGGTCTCCCCGTAGTTGAGGTCGACCAGGTCCTCGACGACGTGCTGCGTGGCTGTGTCGGCGAACTGCTGCGCCAGCGCCTCGAGGCTCATCACGAAAAAATCCATGAACGACGAGCCGAGGGCGTACGAACCGGTGCCCGTCTGCTGCCCCAGGTTGAGGAAGTGCGCCAGCACGGCGCGGCTGATGGCCTCGTCGTGGTAGCGGACCTGCTTCTCCACGTCGGGGAGCTGCCCCTCGACGCCGATGAGGCGGAAGCTCGCGCCGTTTTGGATCGCAGCACCCGCGGTCTCCCCGGCGCGGTGCGAGCGGGCCAGCGCGAGCCCCTTCGTGAGCGAGGTCTCCGCCGGGGCGGCCTCGTAGACGGGCACGCCGGCACCGTTGCGGTCGTCGCGCACCGCCCACGTGCGCATCGCCTGCCGCTTGAGCAGCCAGTGCGGATAGGCCGAGCGCAGCAGGCTGTTGCCCGTCCACACCCCGCCCTCCTGCTCGTGCACGTACACGACGAGGCGGTTCACCGGCAGCACGATGTTGCCGGTCTCCCCCGGTACGCGCTGCTTGGGCAGCCGCGCCTGCTCGATGCTGATCAGCCCGCCGTCGGGGGCCACGTTGAACCGCTCGAGCGTCCGCGGCCAGCGCGGCGCGAGCTTGCGGAGCTGAAACTTCCCCGACTCGGGGTCGTAGCGGTACACCTGCTCGAACGGCATGTGCCCGTACCGCGTGGACAGCATCGCGAGCTGCAGATGCGCCCGGAAGCTGAAACGATCACGCTCCCGCGGCAGCCGGCTCGAGTCCTCCGGCTTCCCCACGATCGGCAGGCCGAGGTTCTGCGCCACGAACTGCGTCACCTCGGCGGACGCGCCGGCCGGGTCGATCCGCCACTTCGTCTGCAGCACGGGCAGCGTCACCGCGCGCATCGTGGACCGGACCTGGCTGTCCGCCTTCGCCATCACCTCGTAGACGGGGAGGTTGAACGGCCACTGCAGCTCCGGGGTCGGCTCTGAGTCGTCACCCCCGCCCCACACCTGCCACTGCTGAGTGCCCATGCCGTGACCGCGTTCGGTGGTCACTCCCTGGGGTCCGTCGGGCTGAGGCTGAGTCATGGCTCCCCTAGAGTCCGACGGTTAGCGGGTTGAACCCGTCTCCTCCGTCACTGTAGGGGACATCGACCGGCTCAGGGTCCAGCGGTGGCGGTAGCTCCTGGTCGCGGATGACCACCTGCCGGAGCCCGTAGCCGGCCAGTGCGGCAGAAACGAGCGGCGCGATGTCGCCGTAGCCCTTGCGGTCGAACGCGCGAACGCCCTGCGTGCCGATGTTGCGCCACCGAGCGATCTCGACCGACGAGAGTAGGGCCATGTCCTCGCCATTCCACGTGTAGCGGCCCTCCTCGAAATCGTCGACGAAGCCCTGCGCGGCCTGACCCATCTCGCTAGAGCCGGTGACGATCGGGTCGATGCCGGCGGCGAGCAGCTTGGGCAGTAGTGCGGCAGCCGGTGATGCGCCGTCCAGCACGAGCACAGCCGGACGGAACTGCTCCACAAGGAACAGGATCGCGCCGACGACCCAATCGGAACCGGGTCGGTGGAACACCAGGTCGGACGCCCACCGGCCATCAGCGGTCCAGCCGGCGGCGGTGATGGCGGTGTTCCCTCCCGGAGAGCGGTCCAGGCCCAGGACAACCGGGTCCAGCAGCACCGCCCCTCGGCTTGCAGCCAGCTGAAACGCGGCAGAGTCGATCGGGACATCGCCTGTCTCCACGAGATCCGGGTCCGGCCAGTAGTCCGGCGCGCACAGGTCCTCGACGAGAAAGCCGCGGACGCCCATCGACGTGAGGTCGTCCTCGAGCACCTCGCTGCTGACCAGGTAGCCGCCGTGCCCCTCGACCCACATGTTCAAGGATGGGTTCGCCAGCGCCCACATCTCCGGGTCGGTCGGGCGCGTGTCGCGCATCGCCTTGTCCGGCAGCTCCGGGCAGGACCACTCGATCCACGCGAGGCGCGGCTTGTTCCGCACGATCGCGTTTTTCCGCACCCGGGACAGCACGACGCCGTTCATCATCGTGTCGCCGTCGACCGGAGTGCTCGTGTAGATCACCATCGGGTTGAGGCTCGTCTTAAGCAGCGGGCGCAGCGCGCGCAGCTCGCCGTCGGTCAGGTCGTACGCCTCGTCGAGAATGAGCACGTCGCCGAACAAGCCACGGCCGGCGTTGTCCGACCGCGTGAAAAAGATGATCTCTCGGCCGTCCTGCATGACGATGCGCTCGTCACCCTTGCCCGACCGGATGCCCTTCTCCCCGCCGCGCAACTGGCCCAGCAGCTCCGGCGAGCTCTTGATCACCTCGGCCATGCGCTTGTGCGCGTCGGTCGCCGTCTTCTGCAGCTGCGCGGTCCAGAAGATCCGGCGCACGCCCAGCACGAACAGCTGATACAGCGCGATGATCATCAGAACGTCGCCCTTGCCGTTCTGGCGGGCGACGATCAGGCCGATGTCTGTCGCGGCCCAGCGGTAGCCGGACGCGATCTCGCGGTACGGGTCGGCGACGTACCGCTCGGCGAGAGCGTCGACGACCGCGTTCTCCTGCCACGGGAGGACCTCGCGGCCCGTCTTATCCCGGTAGAACTGGACGGCCTCGACGCCCGTCTCGACGGTGTCACGAGGCGGCAGCACGCGGATGCGCGCCTCCTGCACCCCCCGGACCAGCGTCGGCGCGCTCACCCCTCAGCAGCCGGCGGCGGCGGCCTCCGCTTCGCCCGGTCCGCCTTGTAGTCCTCGAGCGTCTTCACCTCGGGAGCGACCGGCTGCCCGTCCTGGTCGACCTTGCCGGCGTCCTTTGCGGTGCTCGCGGCGTCCCGGGCGGCGGCCATCGTCTCCCGCAGCTCCCGGTTGAGCGGCGGCACGAAGTACCCCGACGACCCGCCCGCGTCGTCGAGGTTCTCCGCCGCGTGGAGCGCCTGCCACCCGAGCGTTCCGAACGCTGAGGAAAGGTCCTCGCGCCAGCCGAGCTCGGTCAGCTCCCGCCCGACCGCCTGCTCGAGCGGCCCCGGCCCTTCCGCCAGGTCCTCGCCCGTGTAGCCGTACGTCGGGTCCCGCTGCCACCGGCGGGAACCGCCCCCCTTAGCCATCGCACGGCCCTCGCCGGCCATTCACGGTCCGCAGGTGAGGGCGCAGCAGCCCGTTGCGGGTCAGCTGGTGGGTCAGGCACGTGCCGCACAGCGCGCGGGACAGCTTCGTCGGGCGCACAGCCGCGACCACCGTCGGCGGCGCCTCGTACGCGCGCACCATCGCCTCGCTCATCGTCTGCGTCATGCCCTCGCCATCCTGCGCCACCGGTTGCCCACCCCTCGATGATCCTGTTCACGGTGACGATCGGCCGCGTAGACCTCGTCGCCCTCTTTCGAGCCGATCGTCACCACGTACGGGCACTGACCACAGCGCCACACGTGCATCATGACCGGATGCCACTCGGGATGTGCAGTCCCGAACTGCTCCCACGGCATCGCGCGGGCCAACATGAGGTCACGGTCGCCCAACTTGCCGGCCAAACGAGCTCGAGCGGCCAGCCGGCGCGCCTTGGCAGTCACCGC